GGACAAACTCTGTCGCTTGGTGCAGAAAACGATATTAACTACACTACTGGCATTGAAGAGTGGAACTGGGAGTTAACACCTAGCGCAGGTATAGCTTACAGTGGCATTAACTTCTCTGTAGAAACAACAATAGATATGTTTGATCTAAACGCTGATGAAGTATTCACAGGTTTGGATTACGTAGTAGACTACACCCTACCTGCCACAAACGTAAAGTTGTACTCTGAGTTATCATCAGATCCAGACTTTGAGTTTAGTGACATCACTATGGGTGCACGTATAACATTTTAATGCAGGTAACACTAATGGCAACAACTAAGGATGTAGAGCGACTACCCAGTGGTAAGTTAAAGTATCGTGGTGAGACTTACCCTGGGTACAACAAACCTAAGAAGACACCAGGCGCTTCTAAGAAGAGTGCTGTGTTAGCTAAGAAGGATGACCAAGTAAAGGTAGTTCGTTTCGGTGATCCTAATATGAGTATCAAGAAAGATCAACCTGGAAGACGTAAGAGCTTCAGGGCTAGACACAATTGTGATACAGCTACAGATAAGTTCACTGCAAGATATTGGAGTTGTAAGGCATGGTAGTAAATGCATCTAATAATTACACCAAACCGACTATGCGTAAGAAGCTCGTATCAAAAGTCAAAGCAGGTGGTAAAGGTGGAAAGCCTGGACAATGGTCAGCACGTAAAGCGCAGATGGTTGCCAAGCAATATAAAGCAAAAGGTGGAGGATACAAGACGTGAGCAAAGCAAACAACATGATAAGATACATAAAAAGATTGTGGTGTGCGATTATGAATCGTAAGTGTCACCCAGAATGTGACTGCTGCTAGAAAGGAATTAATATATGGCATATATGGGGTATGAAGACTTAGAGAAGTCAGATAGGTTAAGTATCAGACAAGTAGAGTTGTTAGCCATAGAAAATGGTTATGAGTATAGTGTTACAGATAAAGGTATAAGACTTATAGACGATGGAGGAAAATCACGCTTTTTTAGCAAAAGTCCCAAAGCAGGTACTATAGGTAACTTTATGGGATACTCAGAAGGTGGTTTAACAAAACGTAAAACACCACATTTGATACCTAGTAAAAGAGTTGTCCTTTCAAAATGAAAGCACCACAGAAGTCATTAAAGAAGTGGGGTGACCAGAAATGGCGTACCAAGAGTGGTAAGCCTAGTGCTAAAACTGGGGAGCGTTATCTCCCTGATAAGGCTATTAAGTCTCTTAGCAGCAGTGAGTATGCCGCTACAACCAGAGCTAAACGAAAAGGCAAGGCGGCAGGTAAGCAGCATGTACCTCAACCTAAGAAAATCGCAGAGAAGACTAGACGATTTAGAGCCAATAAAGGGGGTGCTGCTGTTAAAAGTCCTAGACAACAAGCTGCAATAGCTGTTAGTATGAAGAAGCGAGGTGTTAAACCGAAAGGAAAGTAATGTCGTTTCTTACTAGCAGCATACCGTACTTCAAAGCGTGGGTACGTAGAGAATACACGAAGAACTTAGAAGAATATCATGGAGAGTTTTTACATTGTATGGTCATAGGTGTAACCACCATGCCAAACAGAACGTTAAGCTTTCAAGTTATATTTACTGGATGTGAGTCAGACTTTGATGACTCAGAGAATATACACGGTGGTGCGATGTGGGCTAGGATGCCCTTGACTGCACTTGTAGCTGATACACCACTAGATGATTGGCCTACAGAGTTACCACCATATATGGCACAGCCTTGGGATTGTATGTCTCATACACATTCTGTATATAAGTTAGAGAGAGCAAGTCCTGCTCCTTGGATAGCTAAGGTAGACGGTGAGTTCTACCCTGCAAAGTATTACTTCACTGTAGATTATACAGACAATGAAGTAGCAGACGATCCTGCACAACATAAACAATCTCACGTATTAGAGTTGTTAGATGCAGGAGAATACACAGGTAACATAGTTGCGTTGCCCAATAATAGAGTGAGAGTAACTCACCCTGCTTGGTTTGAAACAGGAGAAGGCGCACCAGACTTTAAACCAAACCAACACATATATAACTCAAAAGAAGACGTAGACTATGTATGGGATACGCAACGAGTGTTTAACAACTTATACAGTGAGGAAAATTAATCATGGCAATGCATGGAATGAAAATGAAGAAAAAAGGTATGGCTAAAGGTGGCATGAAGAAAAAAGGCTACGCTAAGGGCGGCATGAAGAAAAAAGGTTATGCCAAGGGCGGTATGAAAAAGAAGGGCTACGCAGCAGGTGGCTTGAAGATGGTCAAAGGTAAGGGTGGAAAGATGGTTCCCTTTTATGCTGCAGACGGTAAAGGTAAAATGAATAAAGGTGGCATGACCAAAAAGAAAAAAGGTTACTCTAAAGGTGGCGCAGCTAGAGCAGGTGCATCCGTACCACCAAATAGAAAGGCTCGTAAGTAATGACTGATTTAACTAAAGAACAAGAAGAAGCTATAGAATCTCTAGGTTACATTGTAATGGGTAACACAGTTATAGATAGCAACAAAGCAGTAGTAATGGATAAGCCAGATCGTGACGGTGGGTTTATAACTGAAGTACCAGAACTAGAAGCTTTGATGTCAGGAACTGCTGAAGTAGAAACTGTTAGAGCTAGAGATGAAAAGGGACACTACATTGCTGATGATCCTGATACACCAGAGAATGAAGCATGGACTACTAAAGTAGTTAAGAAAGTAAAAGGTAAAAAGTGACTATATTAGCAGACGCTAAATTTTTCTCAGCAGCTAAGGATTTTAGTGCAACTTCGGGAGGGGATGATGGTGATGTTATATACACTTGCCCCAATAATTTTGTTAGTCTGATTAGATTTTTACATGTATCAAACGGTTCTTCTGCAACTAAGAAGTATAGTCTTCAATGGTACGAAGCTGCAACAACAACTTATCATTTTATTATAGATGATCACAGTATTGCAGGTAATGGTTTAGAAGAAGTAATAGAAGGTGGGGCTTATCTTGCCCTATCTGCAGGAGATAAGATTGTAGGTTTTGAAGAGTCTAGCTCAGACTTTCATGTAATACTTTCTGGGGAGGAACATTACCAACCGACATAACGGATATTCCGTATTGTCGCTACTAACCTAACGTTATTTATGTATAACTATGTAACAGCCAATAAAGGCAGTAACATAAGGATAATACATAAAATGATAAGACGATTATTTAACAGATTAATAGAAGCAAGAACAGAGTCAGCTAGACGTAAGATTGCACGTTTGCAACTTTACCAAATGACTGACAGAGAGCTACGAGACTTAGGCATTGGTAGATGTGATATAGAAAGGGCTATACTATCAGGTAAGGCTCTTTGAAAAACACAATCAGTTCTTTAATGATACTAGGAGTACTTTTGGAGGAGGCTCGTGGACCCAGTAACAATCATCGGTGGTGCAACCGTAGCTTTCAATGCGTTGAAGAAAGGCTTTCAGGTAGGTAAAGACCTACAAGCTATGTCAGGACAGTTGACCCAATGGGCAGGTTGCATGAGTGATCTAGCCTATGCTGAACAAAAAAACAAGAACCCTCCTTGGTGGAAAGCACTCAATGGTGGGTCTGTAGAAGCAGAAGCTCTAGAAATATTTACAGCTAAAAGAAAAGCTGAAGAAATGAGAAAAGAGCTAAAAGACTGGATTAGTTTCAGTATGGGGCCATCCGCTTGGGATGAGCTTGTAGCTACTGAAGGTAGGATACGCAAACAAAAGAAAGAACAAGAATACCGTAAAGCTGAAATGCAAGAAGCTATTGTAACTTGGGGCGTAACAGGTTTGCTTTTAACTGTAGGTCTTGGTATATTCGGATTTGTAATTTACATGGTGACATAAATGGCTAGAAACCTAACAGAAAAACAACAGAAGTTCCTTGAAGTCTTGTTTGAAGAGGCAGGAGGGGATGTTGTACAAGCTAAGAAACTATCAGGGTATGGTGAGTCTTCTAGTACTACAGCTATTGTAGAATCTCTTAAAGACGAGATAGGTGATCGTACACGTAGTTACTTTGCACGTACTGCACCTAAAGCTGCTATGGCTATGGTGGGTGCATTGAGTGACCCAACAGAGCTAGGCATACGAGATAAGATGTCAGCAGCTAAAGACTTGCTTGACAGAGCAGGACTTGGTAAGGTAGAAAGAGTAGACGTATCGTCATCTAGCGGTGGCGTATTTATATTACCATCTAAAGAAGGAACAAACGAATAAGTGTAAACCGTGAATCTCTTGGCTACTGGGAGCTACCTAGACCACACAAGGGTGCAGAAAAACAGTGGCACGTAATAGCTAGAGTAACTAGAACAATACCGTTTGGTTATGAAGTTGACCCTGACAATGATAAGCTACTTCAGCCTATCATCCCTGAGCTAGAAGCATTAGAACTTGCAAAGAATCATATCTTGCAATACACTTATAAAGAAGTAGCACTGTGGCTAACAAAGCAAACGGGTAGGTACATATCTGGTGAAGGACTTAAGAAAAGGGTAGACATTGAGCGAAAACGTAAGAAAGCAGCTACAATTAAGCGGAAGCTTGCCAAGCGGCTCCAAGAAACGTTACAAGAAATCAAGAACCTTGAAGAAGAAAGAATCGGAGCCTACACAAACAAGTCAAGCGAAGCCAGAGCCTGAAGTACAAGTTGTAGCAGCCGAAGTAAAAGCGCCTGAGTTTGATGTTGACATTGCTCAAGAAGTAGTGTTTAAACCAAACCCAGGACCACAAACAAGCTTCTTATCCGCATCTGAAAGAGAAGTCTTGTATGGAGGGGCAGCAGGTGGTGGTAAGAGCTTTGCAATGCTTGCTGACCCCCTTCATGGTCTAAACGATCCAAACTTTAGTGGTCTACTTGTTCGCCATACTACTGAAGAACTTAGAGAGCTTATACAGAAGAGTCAAGAGCTTTATCCTAAAGCAATACCTGGTATCAAGTGGAGTGAACGTAAATCACAGTGGATTGCACCTAGAGGTGGTAGACTGTGGATGTCTTACTTAGATAAAGACATGGACGTGACACGCTATCAAGGACAAGCGTTTAACTGGATTGGCTTTGATGAACTTACACAGTGGCCTACTCCTTATGCTTGGGATTATATGAGGTCACGACTTCGTTCAGCATTTAGCTCTCAGCTAGGTTTGTACATGAGAGGTACTACTAACCCAGGAGGCAATGGACATAGTTGGGTAAAGAAAATGTTTATAGACCCTTCACCTGCAAATGAGCCATTCTGGGCTACTAACATTGAGTCGGGTGAGACTATAAGATTTCCTAGAGGGCATAGTCGTGAAGGACAGCCCTTGTTTAAGCGTAGATTTATACCTGCTAGTTTGTTTGATAACCCATACCTAGCAGACAGCGGTGACTACGAAGCAATGCTACTATCATTGCCAGAGCACCAGAGAAAGCAGTTACTAGAAGGTAACTGGGATACTAATGAAGGAGCAGCATTCCCTGAGTTTAACAGAGCCATACACGTAGTTGACCCATACGACATTCCTAGATCATGGGCTAGGTTCAGGGCTTGCGACTACGGCTACGGTTCTTACACAGGAGTACTTTGGTTTGCTGTTTCACCAGATGAACAACTAGTGGTTTACAGAGAGTTATACTGTTCTAAGGTTACAGCTACAGATTTAGCTGACATGATATTAGAAGCAGAAGCAGAAGATGGTACAATGAGGTACGGTGTTTTGGACTCATCACTTTGGCACAACAGAGGCGATACTGGACCATCACTAGCAGAGCAAATGAACATGAAGGGTTGCCGTTGGCGTCCTTCTGATCGCTCTCGTGGATCTAGAGTGTCTGGTAAGAATGAGATACACCGTAGGTTGCAGGTGGATGAGTTCACTGAAGAGCCTAGACTCGTGTTCTTCTCCACCTGCACCAACACTATAGCACAGATACCTACGATACCGCTAGATAAAAAGAACCCTGAAGATGTAGATACTCACGCAGAAGATCACTTGTATGACGCTTTACGCTACGGTATAATGACTAGACCAAGAAGTTCTATATGGGATTATGATCCTTCAAAACAACGTTCTGGCTTTCAAATGTCAGACCCAACATTTGGATATTAAATATGGCAGAAATAGAAGACTTATCTTTTGAGACAGATGATGTAATAGCTGCAGAGAGTGAAGAGGACAAACTCTTTGAAAGTGTAAGCAGTATAGTATCCTTTGTAGGTGATCGCTACAAACGTGCTGAAGATGCTCGTTTAGGTGATGAAGAGCGTTGGATGAGGGCATACCGAAACTACAGAGGTATATATGGTCCTGATGTACAGTTTACTTCTTCAGAAAAGTCTAGAGTATTTGTTAAGGTTACTAAGACCAAAACACTAGCTGCATACGGACAGATAGTAGACGTACTATTTGGAAACAATAAGTTTCCTCTTTCTGTAAATCCTTCTGTATTACCTGATGGTGTGGCAGAGGCAGTACACATTAACTTAGACCCCAACGCAGATAAAGCTTCAGAAGAATTAAAAACTACCTTTACTACTGAAACAAATAAACCTTATCTAATTACACCTGAAACTAAACTAAAGCCAGGTGAAACATTATATGACCTAGAAAAAAAGATGGGTAGTGTAAGTGATAAGCTTTCATCAGTATCTGAAAAAGTAATAGAAGGTGACGGTACAACTCCTACGAGTGTGACATTCCATCCTGCTATGGTAGCAGCTAAGAAGATGGAAAAGAAGATACACGATCAACTACAAGAAAGTGGGGCATCTAAGCATCTACGTAGTATGGCATTTGAGATGGCATTGCTAGGCACAGGTGTAATGAAAGGCCCATTCGCTATAGATAAAGAGTATCCTAACTGGGATGATGAAGGTGAGTATGATCCACTAATTAAAACTGTACCATCAACTAACCATGTATCTGTATGGGACTTCTACCCTGACCCTGAAGCTACATCTATGGACGATGCAGAGTACGTTGTTCAGAGACACAAGATGTCACGTAATCAAATACGTGCACTAAAAGATAGACCATACTTTATGGAAGATGCTATTGAAGACGCTGTAGCTTCAGGCTCAGACTATGTGCGTAAGCATTGGGAAATGAAGATGGAGGACGATGATAGTATATCTACAGATAGTGAGCGTTGGGAGGTACTAGAGTTCTGGGGCTTTGTTGATAAAGATATACTTGAAGAGAATGGTATTAAGATACCTAAAGAATATAATGACTTGTTTGAAGTCAATGCTAATATATGGACAGTCAACGGTAAAGTAATTCGTTGTGTGCTTAACCCCTTCAAACCTGCACGTATACCTTACTACGCAGTACCCTTTGAGCATAACCCTTACTCCTTCTTTGGTGTAGGCATTGCTGAGAACATGGATGACACACAGACCCTAATGAACGGCTTTATGAGAATGGCTGTTGACAATGCTGTATTATCTGGTAATCTTCTTATTGAGATAGACGAAACTAACTTAGTCCCAGGTCAAGACCTATCCGTACATCCAGGTAAGGTCTTTCGCAGACAAGGCGGTGCACCTGGACAAGCTATCTTTGGCACTAAGTTTCCAAACGTTGCAGGTGAAAACATGCAGCTATTTGATAAGGCAAGGGTACTAGCAGATGAATCAACTGGCTTTCCATCTTTCGCACATGGTCAAACAGGCGTGTCGGGTGTGGGCCGTACTGCTTCTGGTATTAGTATGCTTATGTCTGCTGCCAACGGTAGTATCAGGACTGTTGTAAAGAATGTAGATGATTATCTTATTGCCCCAATGGGTAAATCTTTCTTTGCATTCAACATGCAGTTTGATTTTGATGAAAGCATAAGAGGTGACCTAGAAATAAAAGCTAACGGTACTGAAAGCCTGATGGCTAATGAAGTACGTAGCCAACGCTTAATGCAGTTCTTACAGGTAGCGCAGAATCCAGTACTAGCTCCGTTCGCAAAAATGGATTACATTATTAGAGAGATTGCTAAGAGCATGGATCTAGACCCTGATAAAATTACTAACTCTATGCAAGACGCAGCAATACAAGCTGAGATAATGAAAGGCTTTCAACAACCTATGACACCACCACCAATGCCACCTGAAGGTGCTCCAGCAGGTGCAGACGTTCAAGATCCAACTGGTGCAGGTGGCGGTAATATTGGAACAGGCATAGCACCAGTACCAAATGAACAAGGGTTTAGTGGTAATGTCGCTTAAGGCTTTTGTAAACAATAAAGCACAGTGGGATGCGTTCTGTGAAGAACTAGACATTTTAATTCTTGAGCAGCAAAGAAGACTAGAACAGTCAGAGGTGGCAATAGACTTGCATCGTTGCCAAGGTTCAATAGCTACATTACGAAGGCTAAAATATTTGAGGGATAAAGTTAATGGCACTAAATGACGATGAACAAATGACTATGGTGTTTATGGCAGAAGACAAGGACGTAGACCCAGTATCAGGCAATGAAGTACCCCCAGGCTCACTACCTGAAGAAGTACGAGATGACATTCCTGCACAACTAAGTGAAGGTGAGTATGTAGTACCTGCTGATGTTCTTCGTTTTTATGGCATGAAGTTCTTTGAAGATTTACGAAAGAATGCTAAGATAGAGTTAGCTCAGATGGAAGCTAATGGACGAATAGGTGGACAACCTGTAGATGCAGCAGTAGGTGGCTACATTACAGGACAACCTACACAAGCCACAATGTCTGACCCTTATAAGCAACAACAGATGATGTACAGACAAGGTGCACCTGTTGCTATGGGCAATGCAGGTTATGCTCCAGGTGGTACTGTATCTCTTAACCCTTATGGTAATCCAATTAATAACCCTTTTACAGCTAATAACCAAATTGCTAACACTGCGTCTAATACTAATACAGGTGTGCCAAAGCCTATAATAAAAGATGGTATGACATACATGCCACCTAGTGATTTTTATGTAGGGTCTAGCTTGTTTGGTCCTGCACCTAGTCTTCAGCCTCCGTTTACTCCTGTAACTTTGTATGGCCCTAACGGTGAAATAGTTACAGCTAATACTCAAGCAGAGTATGATGATTATATAAGTAAAGATTATAAAACGACACAGACTGTTACAGAAGATACACCCACTGTAACTGGATCAGACAACGATGATATTAATCAAGAAGTAGAAAGTTTAACAACTATTGCACAACAAGCTGAAAGAGATGCTTACGCGGAAACCTTTGAAAGTGCATTAGCAGGTACAGCTAGTGAGCAAGACTATATAAATATATATGGTAACTTAGCTTCTCAGCAAGCAACCCTTACTGGCATGGCTGCAATAAATCCTTTAGCTGCTCCAGTAATACTTAAAACAATAGCAGATAGAAAAAAATTAAATGCTGCATTAGAAAAAAAGTTTGGCGCTGATTGGAAAACAACAAATCCAGACTTAGCAGCAAAATTTAAAGAAATTGATGACATGACTATGGCAGATAGGCTTAAAGCAGGGTATGGTCAGTTTAAAGAAGATATGAGTTCTATTTTTAAAGACAAAGAAGAAGAGAAATTTAAACCTGAGTATAGTGTGTACGGACTTTCTATGGGCGGTGAAATGCCAACAGTGGAACAACTAACTACTGCACTTGGTGATGATGCTAACCTAAGTGGTATTGTAAGCACAGAAGGTGGTGGCTACGTAACCTTATTATCACAACAAGAACAATCAGCATACGACAGGGCGGTAAAAATGGGTAATGGTGTAGCTGCTAGGCACTACGCTATAATAAATGCTTCTAGAGTAAGACGTTTATTAGACAAGGGTATAGAAGGTTTAAAGGAGGGTGAAATAGAAAAGCTAGGTCTTAATAAGCCTGTAACAACTACAACACCAGCCAACGTTTTACCAGATGAAGAGCCGCCAAGTGGTAGCCAACAAGCTCAAGATAATCAAGCAGCGGCATCAACAGCATTACAAAATTTACAAGATAATACAGCTTCTTATTTAGAATCAGCAGCGGCAGGAGGAGAAGAAAACGTAGCGGCAACGCAACAAAACATAAAAGATTTAGAAACTGCACTTTCAGCATCAAGCCAAAACCCTTCTGGTCAAATAAGCTTGAAGGATGGTGGACTAGCAAGTAAACCTAAGAAGAAGAAAAACAAAAAGTAATTCCATATAACTATAAGGATACCTGGCTTCGGCTGGCCCCAACATAAGGAGAAAACAAAATGGTAGAACAAACAGCAGCAACAACGGAAGAAGCAAAGCCTATAATGGTAGACTCTGCAGCGCATCGTAGAAATGCGGCTCGTGCTAAACGTGACGAAGAAGAGCTAAAACAACTCTTAGAGGAACACACAGGTGGCTCAGGACAGGAAGAAGAACCCAGTAGCAAAGCTATTAAGGACTCCCCAGTTCAAGCAAAAGGTGATTCCAAACAAGAAGAAGAACCTAAAGCTGAAGCACAAGAAGAAACCTCAGACGATGACTTAAGCGCAGAAGAGAAAACATTTAAGCAACGCTATGCTGACATTCAACGTTTCATGCAAGACAAAGCTGAAGAGCATAAGACAGAAATAGAAAAGCTAAAAGGACAGCTAGACTCAGCAGCTAAGAATGAACTTGTACTACCTAAGTCAGACAAAGAGATAGAAACTTGGGCTAAGAAGTATCCTGATGTAGCAGGAATAGTAGAAGCTATAGCGGATAAGAAAGCCCAAGAGCGTTCACTAGATATTGATAAGCGTTTAAAAGAAGTAGAAGAGTTACGTATTAATGCTAAACGTGAGAAAGCTGAAGCTGAATTACTGAGTATGCACCCTGACTTCCAAGAAATACGTTCTAACGATGAGTTTCATGGATGGGCTAAAGAACAGCCTAAGTGGGTACAAGACGCACTATATGAGAATGTTGATGATGCTAAGTCTGTAGCAAGAGTAATAGACTTGTACAAAGCAGACAATGGTATCACTACAAACAAACGTAGCACAAGCGATAAGGATGCAGCTAAGGCTGTTAAGGCTCGTGTACGTAATACACCTGAAACTGAAGAAAGTAATACATACCTTCGTGAGTCTCAGATTAACAAGATGTCCACTAGAGAATATGAGAAACGATCTGATGAGATCATGGAAGCTATTCGTAGTGGAAAGTTTATTTACGATATGTCTAAATAATTACTTGACAATAACAAATTCGTAAGTATAACTACTAACATGATTAGAGTGACTTAAATACCACTCTATCGTGTGACTAACACTAAGCCACAATAAGAACTACCCAGACATATAGGCCCAGTAGCTATGAAGTAGGCCAACTGATTAGCAACACTGACTACCCTAAAATGAACGGCCTCTTTCGTGGATATGATGTGTAAAACTTAACATAGCCATATCTATATAAGGAGAATTACAATGGCTTTTACTACAGCGAGTGGTTATGGGAATTTACCAAACGGTAACTTTTCACCAATCATTTATTCCAAGCAGGTACAACTTGCATTTCGCAAGAGTGCCGTAGCTAACGCAATTACCAATAACGATTATTTTGGTGAGATTGCTAACCAAGGTGACACGGTCAAAATTATAAAGGAGCCAGAAATTTCTGTATCCGCATATGCTCGTGGAACCCAAATCCAAGCACAAGATCTTGACGATGAAGAATTTCAGTTGACTGTTGATAAAGCCAATTATTTTGCTTTTAAGATGGACGATATTGAGGAAGCCCATAGTCACGTAGATTTTATGCAACTTGCAACTGATCGTGCAGCATACAGACTAGCTGATCAAATGGACCAAGAATGCCTTGGCTATTTGGCAGGTTACAAACAGTCTGCGCTACACGCAAATGCAGGAACAGTTAATGACCAAGTAAATGGTTCAGTAGCTGTTTCAACTGCAGGTACAGACGAACTTCTTTCTTCTATGAAGCTTAAGAAGGGTGACTTTGGAAACATTACGACATCATCTGCAGGTGATCACTCAATTCCATTGAAGCCACGTTTAGGCGGTGCAACTGCTGCTGATACTGCAACAGCAACTCCCCTACAAGTTATTGCTCGTATGGGACGTCTTTTAGATCAACAGCAAGTTGATACAAGAGGCAGATGGCTCGTTGTTGACCCTGTGTTTGTAGAACTACTCAAAGACGAAGACTCA